ATTTTTTTTAAATATAATCGCAAATTTGTATTTGAAATTTCTCTCCATTTTTTATAATTTGAAAAGGTTTTCCACAACCATAAATTAATTTTCTATAAGAATAATAGTCACAAAGTTCTTTGGTTTCATGTGGATTTATTTGTTGTCCATTTGATATCATTATTCCATGTCTAAATATACCACAATTTAGTTTTTCAATAATAATAAAGTCATTGCAATGAGGGCAATTTAATATAGGTTCCTCTTTCTTTTCACTCATAAATAATATTATATAATACTTAATATTATTTAACTTACTTTAATTTCTTCTTTTTTTAATGTTTTTTCTTGATTTTCTTGATTTTCTGAATTTGTTAGATTTTTTATTTTTTCCATAGGCTCGCCTGGCTTTGCTAGTTTTTCGCCTTCTACTTCCACCTGATTCAATAATTATTGGCAATAATTTGCCATCAAAATATGTTGATGGTGGATTTTCATCTTCATCTTTTGAAGTGGGAATTTTCATTTTAATTCCTATTTGAATTGTTTCAAACATTTTTTGAATATTTTCAGCCGATAAAAATTTATTATAAACTTGATCGAATTCTTTTCTCATTCCATTTTTAACTAACCCTCTTACAAAAGATGCGGAGTAAGCAGAAGGGTCAATATCTTGTATACTACATTCTCCTGGTCTTGATAATTTTAGTTCATTCATTCCTTCCCTACTTAAAACCTCTCCATCAATTGAGCTAATAAATTTTTGCTTTTTAAAATAGTCAATAATTGTATCTAAAAAAGATGCTCTATCTCTTCCAACAATAAAAAACATATTTATTTTTGGTACTCCTCTATTTATAAAATCTCTCTTAATTATATTATTTATAAATCCAAATGGGCTACCAGTTGAACATAGAATAATTACATTTAAATTTTCAATTTGAGTTTTTCTATTTCCTCCAATCATTTCACAACTGTCTCCAACACAAGTCTCCTTAGGCTTCTCCTCTGTTGTAGAAGATTCAGGTGTTTCAGTATCTTCTTCTAGATCTTCACAATCAATAAGCTGTCTTTTATAAGCTGTTATCATGTCTTGTAAAATAGCTGATTTATATATTAAATCTGAAGTAACTATTTGATCAATAATAATACCATCAGCTTTTGTTTTTGGAGTTGGAATAGTTTCTCTATTACAAGGCATAGGGTTTTTTCCATCCATTGAACTTGATGTTATAATATATGCTTTTTCAGAACCAACTTGTATTGCTTTATCAATTAAATTTTTAATTAATAATAAATGACCTGGTGTAGGTGGATTCATTCTTACAAAAGTAAAAATAAATGTATTATTAGGCGTATAACTAATACTCATATATATATTATTATAATATTAATTTCTAGTAAATTTGTCAATTTCATTAATCCATTCATTAACTTGATTTTTATTTTCATAAATATCTACATTTCCATCCAAAATAAGTTGATTCAAACAAACACATTCTTGATTTTCTTTATCTAACATATTATCATGATAAATAGAACAACTAGTTAGATATTCTAATGGAATATTTTCTTCACCAGTTCTTGAACGTTTAATTATTCTTTGGTAACATTTTTCTGGTAAAGTTTTGACATAAACTACTTTATTAACAGGAAACTCATCAGAAAATGTGTCAAACCAATTTAAATAAATCTGATAATTAACATGTTCTATTTTTTTACTATCATAAAGCATTTTCGCAAAAACCATTTTATCAGTATATAAACTTCTCTCTGTAATAATAACAATGTTTTTATCCTCAGTATCATTTTTAATAGTTTTTAAAGTATCGCGTAATACTTTTAGTCTTGAAACGTATGCCATCATTTGGAAGGGAAACGAGTATTTCTCTTGGTCCGCATAAAACTTCTTCAAAATTGTTTCACCGTTTTCATCTTTAATCTTTTCCCATTCATCAACAGGTTCTTTTAAAAACACAACATTTGAATTATTTTCATAATGTAGACGCAAATTAGATAATAAGGTTGACTTACCAGAGCCGATATTTCCCTCGATAGAAACAATAGTATAAGTTACTGACATTGTATTATAATATATTACCCTTAATTTATTTATATTATTTTATCTCAATTTTAAAAAAAAATTGATATAAAAAATACATATAAAGATAAAAGTATAAATAAGAGATAAGTAACCCAAAAATGGATTTAAAGCAACGTAAACTTAACAAGTCTGAATGGGACTCTATTGAGATTCCTGTTCCTAGGACTGAAATTGATATATTAAATATGATAGTTCAAGGATATCATGATGTTAATATCAGAATTAATAATAATAATTCTATCTTTTCGTATTTAAAGATAGAATTTTCAGAAAAAATGGAAAGTTATCTATTTAATAAATATTTTAGAGAAAGAACTGCGCTGATCGAAAAGGAATTAAAAAAAATCAATCCAGAATACAAGCCCATGAAAATTGATAGTGATATAAAACTTAATTCTAGTGATAGAATTAGATTAGAAAGATTTGATGAAAAAACATTATTTGTTAATGACATTTATGAAAATACGTTACTAACTAATATTGAAAAATTCTTAGAAAACAAAAAGAGTAATGCCATAAAGGCATATCATTATCATTATTTCACGCTTTACAAGTTAATTCGCAATAATATTAATAAACTTAATGCTCATATAAAAAAATTAGTTGATATAGTTCTTAGTATGTTTGAAGAACAAATAAATCTGTCGATCATAATTGAAAATGCTGTTGAATTTATAGAAAAAAACCAAAATATTCTTAAATATGGAGATTTAACTTTGTATGAGCATCAAAAGGATATATTTACAGCATGTAAAGCACCAAATTCTAAGCTAATTTTATATATGGCTCCTACTGGTACTGGAAAAACATTGTCACCTATTGCGTTATCTGAGGGACATAAGATAATATTCGTGTGTGCTGCGAGACATGTTGGCTTAGCATTAGCAAAAGCAGCTATTTCTGTTAATAAAAAGATTGCCTTTGCCTTTGGTTGTAGTTGTGCTGATGATGTTAGACTACATTATTTTGCAGCTAAAGTCTTTACTAGAAATAAGCGAACTGGTGGAATTGGTAAAGTGGATAACAGTGTTGGAGATAATGTTGAAATTATGATTTGTGATATTAAATCTTACCTACCAGCTATGTATTATATGTTAGCACATTTTCCAGCAGATAATATAATTATGTATTGGGATGAACCAACAATTACAATGGACTACAGTGAACATGATTTTCATTCAACAATTAGAAAAAATTGGAAGAAAAATGCTATTCCTAATGTTGTATTATCATCTGCTACATTGCCAAAGCTTAATGAGCTTACTGAGACAATTCCAGACTTCTTAAACTCATTTCCTGGAGCCGAGATTGTTAATATTGTTAGTCACGACTGTAAAAAATCTATCCCGATTGTAAACAAAGATGGGTTTGTAGTATTACCTCATTATCTTAATGATAATTATAATAAAATTAAAGAAATTGCTAATCATTGTGACAATTATTTAACTCTTCTAAGATATCTTGATTTAAAAGAAGTAGTTGAATTTATTACTTATGTAAATCTTAATAATTATGGTAATAGCAAGACACGTCTCGAAAGACACTTTGAAACCTTAAATGATTTCAATATGAAAAATATTAAGAAATATTATATATTCCTTCTTCAAAATATTATGGAAAATTACTGGGGTGCGATTTACACTCATTTCAGACAAATGAGAAAACCTAGAATATTAGAAAATGAAACTATTGATCCAAAGGGAAATAAAATTATTAAATCAAGAAGCATGGAATATGGAACGACTCGTAACACTAATCAAAATTCATTATCTGGCTCTAGTTTAACTCGGTTATCAAGTCAGCCAGTAAGCCAACCTGTTCTTAAGCCTGGAACATCTGGTGTTTATTTTACTACAAAGGATTCTTATACATTAACAGATGGACCAACTATATTAATTTCAAATGATATTGAAAAAATTTCTAAATTTTGTATTCAACAAGCAAATATTCCTAGTTTAGTTATGGATGAAATAATGAATAAAATCGAATATAATAATTATATTAATGAAAAATTATTTGCGTTGGAATCAGAAGTTGATACTATTAAAGAGGAACAAGAGAAAAAGATTAAAAATGATGTAAAGAATTCAACTGGAACTCATAAAGTTTCTGGTAGAAATAAATCTAATAAAGATAATAAAAAGTTAAATAGAGAAGTTCCAGAAGAGTTTCTAAACAGAGGAAGTCTTGCGAAATTAACTGAAGAAATTAATGAATTAAGAACTATGATTAAATCAGCAACACTAAATGACGCATTTATTCCTAATAGAAAGATGCATCAAGATAAATGGGCTCAAGGGTTAGATACACAAAATGCTTTTACAAGTAATATAGATGAAAATGTTGTGTCTGATATAATGGCGTTAAAGGGTGTTGATAATACATGGAAAGTACTTTTAATGATGGGAATAGGCGTGTTTATTAATCATGAAAATATTACTTACACTGAAATCATGAAAAGACTTGCTGATGAACAAAAATTATATATGATTATTGCTTCTAGTGACTATATTTATGGTACTAATTATCAATTCTGTCATGGATTCCTTAGCAAAGATTTAAACTTGACTCAAGAAAAAGTTATTCAAGCAATGGGACGTATTGGAAGAAATAATGTCCAACAAACTTATACTGTTAGATTTCGTGATGATGAACAAATCTTAAAACTATTTACATCTGAAACAGAAAAACCTGAAATTATAAATATGAATAGGTTATTTAATACTCGCAAGGTAATTTGGAAGGATAACTTGTATGTTGAGGTTCCTGACGATATTGATGATGATTTTGGGACTGAAGCTAACAACGAAGATGACGAAGAGGAAGCCGAAGAGTATTAAAAAAATATAAAATATAATAAAAAGTTTATAAATATTTTTTAATTAATTATTTTTTAACTAATATTTCTATTAATATTTCCTCTAGGAGCATTAGGTACATTATCGTTGTCATTCTCATTATAATCTGGTATATTAATTCTTAGAGGTCTATCAATTTTTCTAATATAAAATGCCGTCTGTTTATAACTATCGCCATATGTTTGTAATATAGTGTAATTAGTTGCTTCCAAAGCTGGTGCCAATTCGGCATCATGTCCATTAATGTTATCTGGATTACCAGCCTTTACAATTTCAATATCATAATTATTATCAATATTGAAATCAACTCTAATTTTATCCTTTACATAATTTATAAATTCTGCGATTGACATATCCAAATTAATGTCATAATTTATAGTTTGACAAGTGTAAACCATCTTGAAATAAAAGCTGTGCGTGCTCATTGTAGTATTTAGTATTATGATTTATTTTTTAAATAATAATATTATTTCAATTTTTTTAATAATTAAATTTTTAAGATTAATTATTAAAATATATGAACAACAACCAGACGATAAATCGTTTAATTGGAGTAAGCAAGACCACCCATACCACTCATGATACGAAGGACGTTGTAGTTAGTGGCATAGACACGAACCTTGGCAGTCTTAGTACCCTCAACGGTGGCGTTACTGAGAACGAGTTGAAGAGTTGCGTTATCAATTCTGGAGAAGTTGCAAGTTCCTGAAGGTTGGTGTTCCTCAGGGCGAAGAGCGAATGAGTAAACGTTAATACCTTCATCAGGGTTTCTGGTGTGGGCTTGGTAAGGTTGGACCCAAGAGAAGTAAGATCCTTCACGCTCAGAGAAGCGGTCTTGGCCGTTAAGTTGGAGCTTAGCGGTGACGACAGGGTTTTGGCCCCAGCAGTGCATGTCCAAAGAGGTCTCAGAGAGGACGAAGGTACCAGCATCAGAGACACCAGAGTTATCGTTGTGAGATTGCTCAGGAGTTACTGCACCAGTGAGGGGATCGGTGTAAGCAGGAGTGGTTCCACCGAAATGGGCCTCATAGTAAGGATTGGAAGGACCATGCCAGTATCCAGTTCCAGTGTAATCAAGAGCACCAGCGTCTTGGAAAAGACCTTGGGCATCAATGTAGGCACGAGAATCTTGGGCAAGGGCAGCAGGGCCACCGAAAGCATGGATAGCGTTAGGAAGAGCATCAATGGCATCAGTGTAGTTGAAGGGTTGAGCACCAAGGACCTTGAAAAGGAGAGCATCGCAAGTCAAGGAAGAGCAGTAGTCAACGTTTTGATCAGGTTGGACAACCCAGATGAGCTCCTTAACGGGGTGGTTAAAGTTAAGCTTGATCTTGTTACTGGAAGAACCAACAGACTCATCACCAGTGAATTGGAGTTGAGTGATCAAGTACTCATGGGGGTTTTGGGCCATTCTTCGGCGCTCATCAGTGTCAAGGAAGACATAGTCAACGTACAAAGAGGCAGCAACCAAAGATTGATTGTAGGCAATGGTGGCAGGAACAGGGCGACCAACAGTGTATTGTTGACTACTTCCAAAAGGAGGACCATTAGAGCAGTTCAAGGTGGTGACAGCCCACAAGCACTCATCAATAGGTCTGATATCAAGGTTGATCTTGACCTCGTGGTATTGAAGGGCAATAAGAGGAAGGGCAAGACCAGGGTTGGTACAGAACCAGAATTGAAGAGGAACGTAAAGGGTAGTCTCAGGAAGAGCGTTACGGGGAGCGCAAACTTGACGAGGAGCCAAGGAGTCACAAGGGGACTCAACATCAGAGAAAGAAGGATCAGTGATGAAGGTAAGTTGAGTGGTGTTACCAATCATCTTGAAGTATCCACGTTGTTGCTCAGAAGTCATGGTGAGCTGATTCCAGATGTGCATCCAGTCACCATATTGACGGTCGATTCTTTGACCACCAATCTCGACCTCAACTTGGGCGATAAGTTGCTCGCCAGGGAAATCCAACCAACGGGCATAGACACCAGTGTTTTGGCCATTAGTGTAGTTTCCAAGACCCATAAGTTGGTTGATCTCAGGAAGTGTTACTTGTAAGTATGTTCTGTAGGCAAGGTCACCATTTCTGCTGATGACACATTGTACACGGCGACCGAAATCGGCTTGGCCGTTGAAAGTTTGTTCGATTGACTCGATAGCAAAGTTAGTATATCTGCGATAAGTAACTTTCCAGAAAGTAATTTGTGGATTACCAGTAAGGTAAACATCTTGAGCGCCATAGGCGACTAATTGCATAAGACCTCCTCCCATTTTATATATTAAGCTAAAGAAAAAAATTTTTTGAAATTTAATTTAATTAATTTAATTAAATAATTAATTAATTAAATATGAATATTCTATTTATACATGAATTTTTAAGTTTATAAATTATTCTATTACTAAATAGATTATAAATAATTTATATAATTATATAAGTTGATAACTAAGCTAAACTAAACTAGTTATTTCTAAAGCAAAAATCTAAATAATTTAATATGAAAATGCTGTAAATATATAAAATATTAAGAAATTATTTTACTTAAGTCTAAATTTGCTTTCATAAATTTTTTTAAATATGAATCTTCTAGCACTTCCTTTTTACCTTCATGACTTTTTGTAAACACAAAAGATTCGCCACGTTTTTTAACAGACCATCCTTGCTCTATAGCATTAAACAAAAAAAGCATTTTTTGAAATTTAATAGCATCAATTTTAACATTTTCTAAATCAGTTAAAGACTCTAAATTTATTTTTATATCCATTAAATATTTTTAAGAAAACATTAATCAGCTTTTAACTACTGAATTTTTTTTGTTCCTATAAAATCTTGAATAATGTTTCTCTTCTTTTTCTAAAGTATTTAATGACGTTTTTACAATATCTCCAAACATATCTGAATAGTAAATATTTTGAACTTTATATCCCTTTTTAGGTGGCAGATTTATCATTGTTTCTATACAGTTACTACATGGCTTACTAGATTGAATTTTATTTTTTGTTGACAGTCTTATTACAAGAATATTTATATTCTCAAGTTTTTTCTTTGGTTTTAATGGAATTAGTTTAGAAATAGCATCACATTCGGCATGTATACCTGGATTATTACCGTGTATGTCGCCCATTTGATTCACTCCAAAACTAAGAATTCTAGCCTTTTTTAAGTTTCCCTTTCCCTTGTAAAACGCACGATACGTGATTATAGTTTCCGCAGAGACACGACGATACAGTAGACTTCCCATTCTCATACAATTCAACGTCCGAATTAGACGGCAAACAGAAACGCTTAATAAACATAGTGTCGAGCAAAGTATTCATTTTAAATCCTATATAATAATATTATTATCTCTTTAAAATGTTTCAATTTTATTTAATATTAGTTCTTTAAATTTATTTAAAATATATTTTATCGCTATTATTAATTAAATAAATTTCATATATTTATTTAAAAGACAATGCCTAGTTTTAAACCAAAGTCTAATAAAAAAATTAAATTTAACAAAAAAACGTCTATAACTCTTGATACAAAGCATAAGGAGTTTCTAAATGAATTCACTAAGGATGAAAACGGTACGATTCCTGACTTTAAAATTGAACGTCAAGAATTAAGACAAAAAATTATTGATAATTGCGATGAGTTAACAGTTGAACAAAAATTAGACATTGAAGATAAAATAAATGATCTTACTGAAAAAATTAGAGAGACAAAATTAAAGAAAAAAGATTACTTTCTTGATAATTCTAAATTTATATTTGAATATTTTGAAAATAAAAAAAGTATATCTGACGGAAACTCCGTACAAGCGTCAACAAATAAAACAAAAATGATCAATACATTTTTTAAAATTAAACAAGATAATACAGATGAATTAAAACAACAAAGAGATAACAATAATATTGTTATTAAATATTTAAGTAATATTGACGACTCTTTTCTTGACGTTAATTCATTTATTTGTCAAACAGATATTTGTCAAATATGTCATAAAGGAGAGTTAATACCTCTGGAAGACGAAGGAATCATGGTTTGTAATAGTTGTTCAAGAATTATTCCATATTTGATAGAAAATGAAAAACCTTCTTACAAAGAACCTCCAAAAGAAGTTTGTTTTTATGCTTATAAAAGAATAAATCATTTTAAGGAAATATTAGCACAATTCCAAGGTAAAGAAACTACTCAAATACCTCCAGATGTTATTGAAAATATTAAACTTCAAATTAAAAAAGAGAGAATAGAATTGGCTCAAATTACTAATATTAAAACTAAAGAAATTCTTAAAAAACTTGGCTATAATAAATACTATGAACATATACCATTTATTAAAGATAAATTGGGCATCAAACCTCCTATTATGTCTCCTGAATTAGAAGAAACATTGTGTAATTTGTTTGTTGAATTACAGTCACCATATTCCAAGTTCTGTCCTGATGATAGAGTTAACTTTTTAAATTATTATTATACTGCTTACAAACTTTGTGAGCTTCTTGGGGAAGAAAAATATCTTCCGTTATTCCCTTTATTGAAGGATAGAGAGAAAAGAATAGAACAAGATGACATTTGGAAAAAAATTTGTGAAGAACTTGACTGGGAATTTATACCTACTATTTAGATATTAACATAATAAATTCTTAACAGATTCCATGTTCTTTATAAGGTAAAAATACTAATAATTTTATAGCATAAAATAACATTAATGAATTTATTGACCAACACCATAATGAACCAAATGAACCATCTTTTAGATAAGAATATAATGAAATTATTAATAATCCTACTGTATAAGCCAAAGCTAAATAATATTTATTATAAAATATACTAAAAAACAAGAAAAATAACCAAAGTATTAATAAAATTCTTTTATTTCCACTTAGATCAACCCAGTCCCATTTTAAATGTCCTCCTTTCGATACAACAGTTAAAAAGTCTTTATTAGCAAATTCGTAAATAAAATATGAAAACGCAGGTATAACATAAAGCGTTAACATTTTATTTCGTAGGTCTATGTCTTTTAATAATGTTAATGAAGCAACTGGTTGTAATAGTAATAACAATGCGCCTAAGTTAGAAAATAATTTATTTAATTCTTTATTATTTAGATTTCTCCAAAGAAAAAATTCAATTAGTTGCATTGTAATAAATGACATTAGAAAGAAGTATGCATATATACTATTTAGTTCATCAAGCTTATAAGGTGAATATTTATTGTTGTACACAATTAATACTAGTACAAATGCACTAAAAATAAATGTATTTAAAGAAACATATTGATTCCAACACATAAATTATAATATTATTTTAATTATTATTTATGTTAATTTTTAATTTGTAGGTCTGTAAGGAAATAATGTTAATTCTCTAGTATTGTAAATCGAGAAGTTAGGATCATAATTATTTGCGCCTACACCATTTCCAAAACACATGCCTCCACGTTGCTTGCGACTTTTGCGACCATACTTGCGACCTTTTCTTGTTTTTCTTCTTCCACCCATTTCAGTAACAGAACGCGGAGAATATGGACCTAAATCTTCCATATTTAATCCAGGACCTTGTTCTTCATTATAAGGAGCACCAGGAGCAATAGGAACATCATTATAAAGAGCACCAGGAACACCAGCAACATCAGCAACACCATTTTCTTGATTTGGAACAGCTGCGGCTTCATCCAAGTTTTCCATTTCATTATTTGCTTCATTTACACTTTGAATTAATTCTTGTGGTGTAAAAGGCGCATTAGTATCAGGATTAACTTGATTTAAACTCATTTGTATAATATTTAATCCAACTCCAGTGTTTGAGAGAACTTGAATATCATTTTGGGTGAATCCCATACCTAATAACTGTTGACTCTCTTCTTGTGTAAAGTCACCGCCAACCATTTTTCTATAGGATTTACTAGTTCTTTTTCTATAAGACTTGCGTTTTGGTCTTCTTAACTTTTTACGTGTTTGTTTTACCATAATATATTACAATTAGATTAAATATATTATGTTAATTTATTGATTTAAAACCCACCAGGGAATTTAACCAAGTTAGCACCAATACCAAAGCCAGCACCAGAGCGAGCAGTGGCACCCATGGAAGGAATGTAGGTATCGAGAATACTAAAGGTAGCCGCAGCAGTCAAGGCAATTAAGATAATTTCCTCAATGTTCAAAGAACGTTTAGGAATAGCATAAGCAGCAATAGCTACCATTAAACCTTCAACAAGGTACTTAATGATTCTCTTAACAAGTTCACCAACGTTAATAAGTCCGTTCATTTATATTAAATAATAAGAAAAAAAATATATATTGCGATAAAAAACTTAAAAATAAATACTTAATCTATTTAAAATGAATCATTCTAAAGAAAAGAATTCTAAAAAGTCTGGCTTTGAGAGAAAACAAGTAAATGGAAAAGTTAATCCTAAATATGTCGACTTATTAGAGGAAGATAAGCCTATTTCTGGTCAAAAATTCGTTTGCGTATCATTTTGTTCTCCAGATAAAATCTTAAAGGAAAAACAAATCTTCTATTTTGAAGAGTTCCTAAAGAAATGGGACTTTAACAAATCTATGGAAAAATTTGTTCAGTTCCTTAATTTTGTTTCTTTTAAATACAATATTTCATTCGATGATGTATCAAATGACTTTAAAGATTTCGTAAAGGAAGAAAGAGAATCTCTTGTTAAGTCTAGCATGGATGACGAATTCAAAACATATATTGATAACAACGAAGAAGAGCTCCAAAAGCAGTTTGATGTTGCTCACAACTTCCAAACTAATACCAGAGGTTTGAAAATCCGCGGATCTTATCCTACTCAAGAAGAAGCCGAGTTGAGATGTAAAATGTTGCGAGAAATTGACCCAAATCATGATGTTTATGTAGGACCTATTGGTATGTGGATGCCTTGGGATCCTGAAGCTTATAAGACTGGGCGCGTTGAGTATATGGAAGAAGAACTTAATCAATTGATGAGCGAGAAGACTAAGAATGAATCTAATGCTAAGACTGCTTTTGAACAACGTGTTAAAGAATCTAAACAAAAGGCAATTGATGAGAATATCAAGAATGCTGAGAAATCTGGCAACGCATTGACGCAGTCAATTGACGAGCAAGGTAACTTAATTGGCGTTAACAATATTAATACTCAAGAAGTAGCATTTAAGGAGCAAGAAAATATTTCTACTGCTGACATCTGTATGGAGCTATTCGAAGGTGAAAATATTGTTGTTGGTAAGACTGATAATGGCCAAAGTCAATTAATTAGTGGTCCTTTTGCTAATAAAGATTCTATGGAAAAAGTAGATTAAATCAACCTTTTCTAACGTAGTAAAGAAAGGTTGAACCAAATATATAATTTAAAACTGTAATAATTACTTAAAATTAAATAAATAATATAACCATTATGAAAATTTGTTATATTATTTCTACATGTGATAAATATTTAGATACGCGAGTTAAGTATCAAATGGATACTATGTTCAAAAATGTAAATAAGGAAGATATTTACTATCTTACATCTCAACCTGATATTAAAAATAGACAGTTTGGATGGTACTGTATGGATGATGAAAAAAATATTACTTGGAAATACATTCATTTTATCTATAATATGAATATCCCAGATTATGACTGGTATATATTTATTGATGATGATACCTTTGTTTTTGAAAATAGACTTAAAAATTTATTATTAAATTATGATTCAAATAAAAATTATTACATTGGTAATGAATTAGACCATATTAAACGTGATTTTTGTTTGTATATGTCAGGCGGTGCTGGTTATGCTATATCAAAAAGTTTATATAAAGTAATTTATAACTATGTTAGAAATACAGGTATAAATAATTCTTATGAACACTGGTGTGATGATTTATGTATTGGTTTATGGATTGATAAGCTTAAAAAAGACTTTCCTATAATTCAAATTGACAATAAACTCTTTCATCTTGGATTACATGATAATGAATCTGATTTACAAACAGCAATCACTGTTCATAAAGTTATCACTAAAGAACAATATGAATTTTATTTTTCAATTAAAGATGATAAAATAGTTATAAAATCACTCACTACAAATAATCATACAGTTTTCACATTGGTAACAGATTTAAATTATTTCAATAAAGCTAGAAGAACCATAATTGATTTAAGAAGCAAAGGAAACTGGCATGGAGATATTGTTTTAATTACACTAAATTTTGATTTGAATACAAATTTTAAAGACTTTTATAATGTTACTGAGAAAAAGTTTACACAAATAGATAAATCTATTTTACTGTTTAAAATAGGACAAACTGGCTTTGTTGATACAACAGACAAGAGAGAAATAAATAAATTAAATCAATGGGAAAAATTACATATATTTGATGATTATTTTTCCAAATGGTCACGTGTTGTATTTTTAGACGCTGGATTGCGTTTATTAGATGATGTTAAATATCTACTTGAGATTGATTATAAAAATAAAATTTTGGCGCCAAAAGATGGTAAGCTTTATGATGATCAATCGTTTAATTGTCAATTAAGTTATGATAAACCTGAGCTAATTGATTCGTTAAAATCTGAATATGGTGAACAAATTTTGAAATCAAATTATATGCTTAATTGTATGTGGATTTATGATACAAATATTCTTAAACTATGTGATAAAAATCAGCTCATTGAAGCTATGAATAAATATACTTTTTGTAAAACAAATGAAATGGGAATAATGAACATATTATTTACTTTTAAATATAATTTATGGGAAACATTACCAATAAAAGCATCAAATGGAAAAATACTTTTTGATTGGTGTGAATTAAATAATCCTAAAACAAATTGGAGAGACTATTGTTATATTAAATATCCAGTAACAATTTCATTTGACGATTGTTAATAAAAAAAATGAATTAAATTTATTATTTAAAATAATAATTATTAAATAATAAAATAATAGTGTTCAATCTAAAAATGGAAGAATATTTTTCAGAAAATAATTTATCTTGTAAAAATGAGTTTACAAATATTATTTTAGATGAAGAATTAAAAAATTTAGTGTATAAAGAAATAATTATAGCACAAGACGTAAATAGTCCATTTTATTTAAGTAAACTTAGAAATTATGAAAATTATCACGATGATTTGAAAGAACATTTTATTAGATTTTATGGAAAAAAACCAACCCAAACAGACAATTTAGCTTTTATGTTATTATTAACTTATCCAAAGTTATATATAGAAAAATTTAAAAATTTTAGTGACTTAAAATTAGCGTTTAATAATAGGTTAGAAGAAAGTGATTTTGAATCAAGCGGTTTTACAATATATCAAGGTTTTGGTGAGGCAAATTGTATATGTAATGAAGATATTATGTATGTTCATATATTTAAAAATAAATATTCAGGTATGAATATTCAACTTGGAAGTGTATGTAACAGTAGATATGGTCTTATAAGTAAGAATGATCCAACCTTTAAATCTACATGTAAAAAAATTAACGAACATAGAGAAACTGAAAAGGAAAGAAGAGAAGGCCTACCAGAAGGATTTTATAAAAAGGAAAAACAAGATAAAAAACAAAAAAAAGAAGAAGATAAATTAAGAAAAAAAGAAGAACTTGAATCTAAAAAGAGAGAGAAAGAGTTAAATAAATTAAATAAAAAGCAGCCTGGTAGTTTTAAAATAACTAACTGTAAGGCTTGTGATAAAGATGGTATTTATAGGAGTAATGAAATCAATATATGTTCTTCTTGTATTCCAAGTAAAGTTAAAACAAATCTTAAAATAATGCGCGATTCTTTAAATATTGAAATCCGAAGAAACGAAGTTTACAGAGAGTGTGTTAATTGTAATTGTCATTTTGTAGATGTAAAAAATAATACACAATTGTGTGCTGTTTGTCATGAGAAATGGTGTCTGGAAAAATGTAAAACGTGCCCCGAAAAATTTCTCAAACAAAAATCAATTACTGATTTATATTGTCTTGATTGTGATGAAAAAATAACAAACTGTATCGATTGTAAAAGAGAGATATTAAAACCATCAGAAAGATGTGGTATTTGTTACCATAAATTTAAAAATAATTTGGATTCAATTATTTGTAAATATTGTAAAAACGAAGAATTTGTTAAAAAGGGAGAAACTTGGAAAACAAATTGCAGGGATTGTTATAAAAAATTAGTAGTTACAAAAAAATGTATAACTGCTAGCTGTTACAATACAATTAATATTATGCCGAACGACTCGTGGAAAACAAAATGTAATACTTGTAAAAATAGTATTATATCAAAAGTTGAACCAAATATACTTTAAAAAATAACAAAAGCAAAAGTTTATATTATAATAATTATAATACGCGACGCGATGTACAGCAAGTAATAATCGAAACATTTGTAGTATTCTTAAAAGTGTCAGGTAACGGGTTATCTTTTGTTGATGTAATTGAAAATCTTGATTCTTTTTCTTGGCCGCCATATTTTTCATCTTGGAAGACGAGAGGTTGTTTTAAAGCATAAACATTATAATATGGTTGTATTTGTGCGACAAATATGTCCCATATAATTTTTCTTCCATATCCCTCAAATACAGCTTTTTGTATAGCAAGTGCACCAGAAGCAGAACATATTATAATACCATGCATAGCTAACATATTGTAAACCCGAACTACATCATCATCTATGTGTGTATAATATGACCCATGATGCCATTCTTTATTATTCATACTACATTTAGATAAACCAATATAACATATATCAGCGTTATCTGGTACTTCAATATAATCAGGATAATCGCGATATTTCGAACAATCGTCTTCATACATAACGAATGGAGAGAATGGTTTTGTCCTATCTTGTTCTCGTAGCGCCAAGTCGATCATTCTGGAAAACCCAGTTGCACCCGATTGTTCTTTTATGACTCCTAATACTGGATTTACTTCTGTTAAATCATAACCTCTAAACTCGTCTAACATGTGATGTTTTCTACGTCCATTTGTATCAACTGTCAAAAAATAATGTTTAATATTTTTTAAAAATATTTTCATAATTTATAAAATATAACTATAAAACAAATTTTATAGTTATACGTATTTGATATTTTATTTTATAGATTGGATTTTTCTATATGATTTCTACTATCTTAAGGTCTGGGAATGTTATTATATACTTTATAATAGGATACTCTTGAATTTATTATTCTTTGTTTATTATTTTAAAATCAATAATTATTATAAGAGATATCTCTGTTTTCTACCATTTATTTGCTTTTTTCACGCTAATCTTCGGACCTGCGCCTCGTTTTTTAGTCTTATTAGGATCATATGCCTCTTCTTCATCTTCATCCTTAAGATTTTTAGATAATTCCCAAAATTCTTTTGAACCTAATCTGAATTCACCATGACTATCAGCTTTATACCAAAATACTTGGTCATGTAATTTGTTTGATTTCGAGTTGTTATTAATGACTAAACACTCATAATTTTCAGTACATTGATCCATAACCTGACAAAAACTCTCAAATGTTGGGAACATACCAGCATAATTTTCATAAATGCGCTTTCTGTTCGCAATATAATTTTCTCTAAGAATAAAAACATAATCTATATTTGTTCTCAGCGTTGGAGGAATACCAAGAGGATATTGCATTGTGATGACTAACATGACCTTCCAATGACGCCCGTTCATAAAGAGTAATCGCATCATTTTATCGCGAGTCCATGTAGCATCATATAAACAATCATCCAAAATCACGAATGCTCTAGGATCAATAGTACTGCGTTTATATGTTTCCATTTCTTTTTTAATTTGCTTTAAAACAGTACGTTGTCTTTTTAAAATATTTTCAATAATAGCTGTATTATATTCATTATGGACGAATAATTTTGGTACCATACTAGCATAAAAACCGTTACCTTCTTCTGTTCCAGAAATAACAGTTCCAATTGGGATTTCTTGTTGATAAAAAAGTAAATCTCTTACCAAGAAAGATTTACCTGTATCTCTCTTTCCAATCAAAACTACAACTGGACCCTTATTTTCATTCGGTTTAAAGCTTATACTTTTCATGTCAAATTTCCTTAGTTCTAAAGTCATTACTATTTAAAATATAAATTATTTTTTAAAGATTTTTACGCAATGAGAGATAAATAATACTATAATAGCATTTATAATAAGTTAAAAATAAATATAATTTATATATTAATTAGCTAAAGAATGATAAACGTGAACTATCAAAAAAGGAAAAACCTTGAACTTTTTAAATGTTTAGAGAAATCAGAAACGCTTTTTCTCTCAAATGCACAAAACTATATACCTATTTATAATAAATTCTTCACCTTGAATGATAGTAATTATAATAGTATTAATTTAAATAACAAATGGTATATTTCAAATGTTAATGACGGGGGTGAAGATGATTTTCATTTATTCAATTGTAGGCTTAAAAATTCACAAAATAACAAAGTAAAAGATAAAGATGTCTTTTTTAAGATGGCACCTTTGTTAGATCCATTTAAATATTTAATTGGAAAGTATAATTTAAATGATGAAAAAATATTCGCCTTACCAAAAATCAATTCAACTGAATTAGATTGTCATTCAAAATTTATTGATCAAAATAATTCAGCATATGTTGATGGTATGTTTGTATACTTATCAAGTAATTTAATTTATACACATGGTTTTACACATGGAGTTGATTATTATGGATCATTTTTAGGTATTAAAAATAACTTTATTTTAAATGTTTTTGACGATATTGATTACTTAAATGGTTCTGAATACTTTAATAAAAATAAAAATGTATTATTTAAAATTGATGACTATGAACATTTATTTCAAGATGAAAATCCAAAACTGAAACCTATTACAATTCAGCACAATTCAACTGCCAAATCACAAATATCAATTAAATCTTTTGACAATGAAATGTTTGAAGATGTATTTGATGAAAATATTGTAAATATGTCTGATTTATCATCTGATTTACTTTCTGATCTAGTTGATCTAACAAATACTAATCTTTTGGAACAAAAGGAAACAGATCAACATGTTACATTAAAATCTAACTCAACTTGTTCATCACGTTCATCATACACTGATAATGAAGAAGAACCTGAAGATTGTGATGATTGTGGAGAAATTGAAAACTTAGATAGTGACAAACCTGAAGATGATAAAGACGATGAAGCTAAAGATGATAAAGATGATGAGTCTGAAGATGAAGAAGAAGACGATGAATCTTTTGAAGAAGAGAGACTAGATGTAACTATTCCAAAATTTCCTGTTCAAGTTATTGGAATGGAATTTTGCGAAAATACATTTGACGACTTAATTTTAACTAGTGATTTATCAAAAGAAGAATGGTATTCAGCATTCATGCAGATTATTATGATTTTAATTACATATCAAAAAGCATTTAACTTTACACACAATGATTTACATACAAATAATGTTATGTATAACCAGACTGATAAAAAGTTTATTTATTATTGTTATAAAAAGAAACACTACAAGGTACCTACATTTGGTCGTATATTTAAAATTATTGATTTTGGAAGAAGTATATACAAATTTGATGGAAAACTTTTCTGTAGTGATAGTTTTCAAGTAGGCGGTGATGCTGCTACCCAATATAATACCGAACCCTACTTAAATGAGAAAAAACCTAGATTAGAACCAAATTATAGTTTTGATTTATGTCGTCTAGCGTGCTCTATTTTCGATTATGTAGTAGAGGATTTTGACGAGATTAAAGACTTGAGTAAATGTACTGATCCTGTTCAACGTTTAATTGTTGAATGGTGTTTAGATGATAAAGGAGTAAATATGTTATATAAAGGGAGTGGAGTAGATAGATATCCTGACTTTAAATTATATAAAATGATAGCAAGATGTGTTCATAATCATACACCTCAAGCACAATTAGAGAGACCAGAATTTAACGCATATTCTAGTTTTAAAGGAGAAGTACCTACAGATATAATTGATATCGATAAAATTCCATCTTATATTTAAGAAAATAATAATAGTTTGGTAAAAGTTAATAATATAATTTATTTTATATATTATGAACAATTTTGGGTTTATTATTACAAGACATGTAAATTCTGAAAAAACTAATAGATATTGGAATCATTCTGTAAAATTATTAAGGATTTTTTATCCAACTAAAAAAATTGTTATAATTGATGATAACAGTGATACTAATTTTTTAAAAGCAGAGCATGAATATAGCAACCTAGAAATAATACAGTCAGAATTTCCTGGACGAGGTGAACTTTTACCTTATTATTACTTTATTAAAAACAAATTTTTTGAAAATGCGGTAATAATACATGATAGCGTATTTTTTCACAAAAGAATCAATTTTGAAGTTTTAAATGGTACAGATGTGTTGCCATTATGGCATTTTGATTCAGATAATGAAAATGAATCAAAAACATTAAAAATTACAGAAAATTTAAAAAATATATTTAAAGTTGAACTTAAACTAAAACACAATGCGTCGAGTATGTTTAGTATTATGCTTGATAATAAATGGTATGGATGTTTTGGCTGTCAATCATATATAAATCATAATTTTCTTTTACATATAGAAAATAAATATAACATATCATCATTAACAAAAGTTATACAAAATAGACCTGATAGATGCTGTTTAGAGAGAATTATGGGTTGTATATTTTGTACAGAATCCCCTAAACTAAACACTATAAAATCTATGTTAGGTAGCATATGGAATTTCCCTCTTGTATTAAAATATAATTTTGATATGTATGACACTGACTTAAAAAAAGGCACTATAAAAAGAGCGGTAGTAAAAGTCTGGACTGGGCGCTGATACTACATAATGTAGGGAAAATCTTCAAAAATGAAAAAAGGCACTAAAAAAGTTCCCTTCACATGTAGTATCGAATTTTTTAATTTTTGGAGGAAAGTTTTTTTGAAAAGTGAAAATTGGACATTTATTTTGTCCATTTTTCAAAACCTTGGATATTTTATGTCAAAAATATAATTCTGTGACCATAATTGAAAATTAGCGTCTGGTTACCAAAAAAATAATTTTTATTTTGTGATTGTAATTTTTTTTATAAAAGCTTAAAAAAATAGTCTGTTTCTATTTTATGGAAATATTAGGAAATGATTTAGTGGCAAAAAGTGGCAAAAAAATGGCGAATAATTATTATTGCGAAAAATGTGACTATACATGCTCTAAGGTTTATAATTGGAAGAAACACCTAGACACAGCTAAACATACCCAGGAAACATTTGGAAATAACTTTGTGGCAAAAAGTGGCAAAAATGATGAAAAATATGTATGTAAAAACTGCGAAAAATGTTTTCATACTAATTCTGGATTATGGAAACACAGTAAAATTTGTATTTATGAAAATAATAAAATAGAAAATACTATAGATAAAAAAGATGAATTGATTGATTATCTTATGAAAGAAAATAAAGAAATAAAAGAATTAATTTTAGAATTAGCTAAGAAAGATTCATATAATAATTGTCATAATACTGTTAATTCTCATAACAAAGCGTTTAATCTTAATTTCTTTTTAAATGGAACATGTAAAGATGCTATGAATATTATGGATTTTGTTGATTCTATTAAACTTCAGTTATCTGATCTAGAAAAAGTTGGAGAACTTGGTTATGTTGAAGGTATATCTAACATAATAACCAAAAATCTTAAAGAACTAGATGTTACACAAAGACCCGTTCATTGTACTGATAAAAAGAGAGAAACTATTTATATCAAAGATGAAAATAAGTGGGAAAAAGATGAAGAGAAACAAAAATTACATAAAGTTGTTAGAAGAGTTACGTGTAAGAATCAAAATTTAATACCAAAATTTAAAGAAGTTCATCCTGACTACAATAAGGCTTCTTCTAAATTTTCTGACCAATATAATAAAATAGTAGTTGAATCAATGGGAGGACCTGGTGATAATGATTATGAAAAAGAAGAAAAAATTATAAGAAATATTTCAAAAAATATAATAGTTGATAAATAAATTTATTAATTTAATTAAATTTATTTATTTGTATAGGCTTTGAACAATCATAGTCTTTAAAGTTTCATCTGCTACTCCTTGTCTAGATAAACGAGTTTTAATCGAGTTTCTCTCTTTTTCTAATAATTCATCTGGTAATATTCCAGGAAATCTTTGCTTTTGTAATCCTTTATTCATAGCCAGAATAGCTCGTTTAAATTTTTCTAGAAATCTTTCACAATCTATAACTGTTAATTTATCATAACCTTCCTCTGTTATTGGTTTTCTCTCTTCTAACATTTTTTTAAACTCAGTATATTTTGTGTAGTAATATATTTTTTCATCTAAGAGAGAACCAATATTAGGACATCTAAATAACACATCTTGATTTAATTCAGATATAAAGAATTTATAATCGATTGCTCTTTCAAAATATGGTTTTACACTCAATGGAGTCTCTTTAAAATCTATATCTGAAAACTGTTTAAAATCATCTACCATTATTTGTTTTTTGAAATCCTGTTTTTGTCTAACTTTTAAATAACTTAGTTTAAAAATAAATGGATTTGCTCTAGTATTTGAAGGGTTTGGAGCTTGAATAGAAACCTTATATTGTGTTTCTGGTGTATTTAAAAACCATCTTATTAAATAAGCTAAATGTCCAGATAAATTTTTAACAATTGTCTCGATATATGCTACATTAGTATCAGGCATGATTAATACATCAATATCTTCTGTTTTGTATGCGGATGTTTCAGGCATTCCAGCCAAAACAAGTTGTATTGCTTTTCCACCTTTGAATATCACTTTATAATCTTGTCCTATCATTTTATTTGAGATTATTCCAAATACAATTAAAGCAGCACATAATACAATATTATAATGAGAGAAATCAATATCTTGATCCATCATAAATGTACCAAATGAGTCATAAGGTTCATTCTTTGTTGGAGTAAAATAAGTTGGAATTATTGATTGATTGATTTTACAAACACTCCATAATTCAGAGACTTCTTTATTAGTTATGGGTATATTTCCATCAGAATTCATCATTTCATTAATTTTAGACCTTATAGAAAGCATTTCACTTTCTTCAAAAATTGGTTTCCAAAATTCAGGCTCAACTTCTGGATTATATCCAGAATCAGATGGTAATTCAGTTGGAATTGTTAATTTAACAATAGGTTTAGGAGGAGGAGGCTCAATGATAGCTTCTACTTCTTCATCTTTTATTAAATTTTCCATTACAGCCTTTTGTTCTTCTGTTAATAACTTTACATCGGCACCCTTTTCAAGTAAATATTTAACTAATTCTTTATCCTGTAATTTTATTGCTGCCGATAATGCAGAAATATTGTTTGTATAACTAAGAAGATTTATATTACCTTTATTAAGTATAAAATTATTAATGAATGCTTTTCTTGTAATAAAGTCATCAATATTATCAAAAATAACAACTAATGATGGAACGAATGCTATTAATGGAGTAACATTTTGATTATAATCATATTTATTAATAGGAATTGAGTTAGTTGTTATAGGAATTAATGTATTTATACCAATTTGATTACTTTTAAACCCATTTTTAAAAATTTCAGTTACTTCTTTAACTCTTTCCATATTTCCTGCTTTAACCGCATATTGTAGTTTTTTAAAAGAATTCATGAACATATTTCTAAAATTATCCTTAATGAGTTGTTCCTTTTTTTCTTTTTCTCCGCCACCACGTAAGCGTCGTGTTTTTTTATTTCTTTTATTGGTTCTAGTCTTTTTTAAATTTTTTTTTGTTTTAATTCTTTTCATTATAATATAAGATGATAAAAAGAATTTAATTTAAATCGAAGATACCTTTGGTTAAATCGAAGATACCTTTGGTTAAATCGAAGATACCTTTGGTTAAATCGAAGATACCTTTGGTTAAAATCCAGGATTATCTGTAAAGACTTGAGTAACTGTTGAAGCGCTGGACCCACCTTTAATCATTGGGTTAATTTGTCCAATTATAAAATCACCAAAAACAACACTAAAATAAACTAATAAAGAATCTCTAATTAATAATTTTAAAGGTTTAGTTTCTTTTTCAACAAATCTCATTTCAATAAATTTTGAAATGAAAAATACTACTGAAATAATAGCAGCAATTATAAATATGTTATCCATTTAAAATAATAATTGGATATTCTTATTTAATATTTTACGCAATTTACTCTAAAATTTCAATGTCGTCAATTAACAAATCAGGTAACAATTCTAATTTAGGTTCTTCGATATTATGAACATCTAAAGAGTCCAAATTAAATACTTGATCTGATATTTTAAGTTTGGCATTATTGTCGTCTTCATCTTCTTCCATTTTTCTTTGTTGATTTCTAAGTTCATTTCTAAGTTGACTGATTTCTTCTAAACGTTCAATTGACTTTGGAGCATTTACATTTGACACACTTCCATCATCAGTTTTAACATAATCGATATCATTAAAACTTAATCCAGAAGTTTTAGGTGGTAATCCATTAGCGACAGCACCTGGAGTATCAAGCGATTTTTTAATTGGTTCTTCAATAATTTGTTCTTTTATTTCCTCAATTACATCTTCTTCAACAGTTTCATCCATGTAAGCCTTTAAGATTGACTCAACTGGAATACTTTCTCTCAACGTATTTAAAATACATTCCTGAACAATAATTTCTAGTTCTCTATAATGTTTTTGTACGGATAGTGGAGCTATATTGGTTTCAAACAAGTATACATTCTTATATATTTTTCTAGCAACATTAATGTATGTTTTGTGAATAAAATCATCTAGCTTAGGAATATTTATATCAATTTTCTTTTGTTTCTGACCAACCCTCATAGCAGTTAAAATTTTTAGCTGAATAATATGAACACATGTAACCAAATCTTCTAAATAATTGCATCCAGACTTGTCACATATTCGTTTTCTCTCTGTTTCAATAATTTGAGCATTCCATTTTGGTATTCTTGAAATCAAATTTTGAAATGTCATTAAATATTTATCCATCTCTCCATTTTCTTTACATAGCTTAATAGATTCGTCTAAAATTGACTTATACCCATCAATAATTAATGGTGTTAAAATTGTAACTAAACGGGAACCCCATTCGTTTTTGGATTCATGAAGCGCACTAACATTAAAGTCATCCATTTACATAAAACTTATATTTTCTAAAGATAGTTCTGAACTTAAAAACATAAAATTTAGCATAAATAATATTAGTAATTTTTCATTTCTAAATTCTTTTCTTACACGATTAAAGCATATAAGTAGTTCATAACGTTTTTCAGTTGATATTATAGATTCTAAAAAGTTAGTATTTTCTAATAAATTAATAATATCTAAAGCGGAATATGCTTTTTCATAAAGTTTTGTAGACAATAACATTAAATCTTCTAAACTTGTTTTTTTATTAACTGATTTAGTTAATTCTTTTTTCAACCATTCAAGCTTCTGTTGTTTAATATCAGTCAAATCAAAAACCTTATTTAAATTGTATTGATATAGATTAACTATTTTATCATTTATAACGGGTTCTGGAATATATATTTCACAAAATCTTGACAAAATAGGTTTCATTAAATTATATTTATCTTCAGCAATAATAAAAAAACGTGTATTATGACTAAATAATTCAATACATCTACGTAATGCGGATTGAGCATCTAGAGTTAATTTGTCTGCGTTCAATAATACAACACTTTTAAAAGTATTTCCGCCATTCGAATTTATATGAGTTTTTGCGAAAAACTTAAGCTCCTCTCTTATAAACTTAATGCCTTTACCATGTGAACAATTAACATACATAACAAATGATTTAATTATCTCTCTCCTATTGTCATAAATTTTATGAATAAAATCATTAACAATTGTCCTTTTACCACTACCAGTGGGTCCATGGAATAATATATTAGGAATTTTGTGCATTTCATGAAAGTAATTTAATTTATTTTTTATAGATTGATGTATGTCAAGCATTTAGAGTCTACTATATTTTAAAAAGTGTTTTTATATATTAATACAACGCAATAATATATAAATTCAATAATTTTTAGAAATTTTACTATTCCATCTTTTCTTCAATATAATTGACCAAAGACTTATAATACAATTCATACGATAAATTAGGTGCTATTTGATTTTTGTTCATTGTTACTGAGCAACCTCCAGTTTCCAATAATGAAACATCAAAATCAATAATTCTTCGATCAAGAGCCTTGTGAATTATTTTTTCAACAATATCTTCTCTCCCATTTTTAACATGTAAATGTAATGACAATTTATTTGATGGTAAACCAAAGAATTTACATGTATCAACAATATATTCAAAATCCTTTACATCTAATGTACCACATGTGTCTGACAAACATATATTATCAACATTCATTTTATTAATCATTAAGAGTTTATTAACTATAAAATCATTATCTATTTTACCTGATATAGGACATTCATTAATACAAGAAACATATAATTTAATAAAAGGAAGTTTTTGTCTATATTTATTTTCTTCAAAACTATACATCATTTCATATATATTAGAATAAGATTCATCCAATGTTTGCTTTGTGTTTCTGAGCTGAAATTTTTCTGAAACAGACGTTATAAATGAAAAATGATTCATATCTGTATTGTTTATAACATTTTTTAATTGCTTTGAATTAGGTACAAGCATAAAGTTTTTCGGTCTAACATATCCATTCAATTCATGTACATCATTTTCATACATTTTAATATTTTCAAATAGCTTAACTGAATCCTTAAATATTGGCATTACTTTTTGTGAGACAATTGAACCTATTTCAATATTTTTCGGATTATAATTAAAGCTAATTCTGTGATACAAATTTATTTTTTCTTTGAAAGTATATTTTTTTTGTTCTTCTATTGATAATGCTTGCAATCCATCTCTTAAAGTAACATCAAATGGTTTTGGTTCTCCTAAAAAATAATAAAATTTGCTAAACTCTGGATTTACATAAAGAAATTTCTTAAAATCTAAAGCACATTTTGGGTAAATTTTTCTGGCTAACATTTTATTAAATTATTTAAAGTGTTAGCCTTTAAGTAATTTAGATTTATAAATTTTTAATAATAATAATAAATTATAGTAGATAACAGTTAAACATAATAAATATATAAATAATAGTATCCATACTTATTAGATGAGTAAATTCATTAAATTAATGGATACAACAATAATAATAGGGGCTGGTATCTCTGGTTTAACTATTGCTTCAGGTATGAAGCATGATAATTTTCTTATTTTAGAAGCGAGAGATAGGATTGGCGGAAGAGTGTATACAAATGATAACTATATTGATATGGGAGCCGCATGGATTCACGGATCAGATAAAAACCCATTGAATATTTTTTTAGACTATGAAAAGTTAATTCCTGTTTCAGAAAATAATCCTTGGATGCATTCAGAAAATACACATATAAAATATTTATGTAATAAGTATAATATTAATGAGGCAGAACGTCAAAGATTGACAGAAAAATGGAATATAATAGCAGCTAAAATTGGTAATGTAAAAGATAAAACAATAGTTGAGGCATTTTTATCATTATGGGATAATGATAAAGATGAAGATTATTTTATTTTTTTATATATGATAGAAGTATGGTGTGGTGGAAGCGTAAAAAATATACCTTCATCATTTTTGAATACAACAAATTATAAAGAGGCATTATTTGGTGATTATGGAGGTTCGCATTTTTTATTTAAAAATGGTACAAAAACCTTAGTTGATTCAATTGTTAATAGTTCTAATAATAATTACTGCGATAAAATTAAATACAACAAAATAGTTACAAATGTTAATTATAATAATGATTTTGTTGAAGTTCATACAAATGATGGATGTATATACGTATGTAATAAATTGTGTATTACAGTTCCACCAGGACCCTTAAAAAATATTAATTTTAATCCACCTCTAAAAAAGGACCGTATAGATTCTTTATCAAAAATCAAATCAGGTTCTTACAAAAAAATTCAGTTAGAATTTTCAAAGGATAATATATTTTGGGAAAATGAAAATGTGCCTATGTTTTTAATATACAATCCAAGTTTAAACGGTTGTGAATATTATTCAAATAAATATGATGATACAAAGGAAATATATCCTTACATGTTATGGAATAATTATAATTATTCTAAACAAAAACCTATTTTAGAAGCTGTTTGTCCTGCGAATATTGGTTGGAAATTATCTGGAAAAAGTGACGAAGAAATTGTTGAAATAGTGATGGCAAATTTACGGAATTATTATCCAAATGCTCCAGATCCTATATCCTGACAAATTACACGGTGGGAGGAAGATATTTTTAGCCAAGGTTCCTACTCATATCACGATTTTAACACTACAGATGAAGATATTCGTATAATATCAGAAAATATTGAAAATACTATATTTTTTGCTGGCGAACACACAGATCCAATGTATTATGGTTCTTTACATGCTGCTTATAATAGCGGAATACGTGTATTAAGTGAATTGTTTAATGAATAAAATAATCATTTTATAATAATTTATAAAATGATAAATAATTAATTATACAGAACTTGTTAAAGAATGTGTATAAGGGTTATTTTTAAAGGCACTTAGAATATCAGGTTGGATTCGGTCACAACCAGCGCATTCATTGTAATATTGTGGGGTTCTAATTGCACCATATGTCTGAGCAGATGGAGGCAATCCTGATAAACTAGAATAAGCAGGATTTACTCTGCCATCTAAGCGGTCAGAATCAGCCTTAATAGTAGTTAGGTGCATTTGTTGGTTGAAAATTTGGGTTCCTCCTTGATTTGGTCTATTAACAATAGTTTGAGACTTAATATCATTATTATGTTGACGATAAGCCGCATCATAACTCATGTCTCCATAACCAGTAGCATATCCGCCAGCAGCTGTATAATATTCACAACTAGTTGAATCTCTTTGTGTTGGCAGTCCAGGCATGGCATTATTAACATACATACCCTCTTTTTGATTATTAATATTAAAGTTAACTGCGTGTAAATTTGTTTCTTTAACTGTTGTAGGAGTAGTATCTTGAGGGTTATAAACAGGTCCCTTAACCATGGAGGAAGTTCCAGCATCACCATAAACACGAACGTTATTAATTGTTTCATCTTTACGTGTTGGTCTAAACATATCCATTATTGGAGCAACAACGGCGCCAATAGCACCACTAAATCCACTTCTATGTGTGTCAACTTGTTTAACAGTACTTCGGTTATTCTCATAATTAGTATGACTTCTTAAAAATAAATCTTTATCTGTATGATTACCTTGTCCTGTAGCTCTTGAGTGATTAACACCTCCTTGAAATGCTTCATGACGCTTAGAAGGTTCAAAATTTTGTGGGGCAGTAGTTGCTTTTACATCAATAGCTCCAGCAGGTCCCATATATTCAGTAGCAATATCGTTACGTCTTAATACACCCATTTCTTGAATTGGTCTTAAGGTTTCGCCTTTTTCGGCACCTGTTGTTGTCAACCAACGATCTTGTGTATTGATAAAATATGTATCAGGTCTTTGTTTTTCTACACGACCAATCATTTGAGCTGTTGGTGCGGTTTTAATAAAAGAATTGGCGGGACCCTCGTGATTAATTAGCTTATATTCTAATTTAGGGTTTGTATCAACTCTTAGTTCATCTACAGTCTTTGGTAACCATTTATCACGAGCCTCCATGCCAGAGTTATAACCATTGCTACCATTAAATCCATATCCTTGGTCTAAACCAGGTCCAACCATAACAGTGTCAAATGGCTTGACATTATTATTTTTCATAGCAGGATTAACACGTGATTGATAGAAATCACTTTGATTGGGCATACCATAAGCCCACTGCATATTTTGTTCAGGTTTGAAAAGAGGAGCTTGTTCAATTTTTTTTATAGTTTGTGATCCAGAACCAATCATATTATCTAAAACCGATTCATTAATATTCATATCATATGTTTTACCTTTTACTTTACCACCATTAAAAGGAATCATATTATTGTGTTTAAATTGTTGAGAATCTAGATAATTTCCAGTTAATGAATAGATTTCCTGTGGGTTTTTGCTTACAGGAATATGGTTTCTAACCTTTTGTTCATACAAATTTTGATTAAAGTATTTATCTGTAGCTACATTTGGATTAGGATATTCTTGAACAGTATCAACTAGTTGATTAATATTACTAACAGGAAAATTTTGAGGAGGAATATTTGTATTTGGTAAGTAGTTATCAGTTTTAACACCTAAGTTGCTTCTAATTCCCATATTGGTAAATTTTTCTCTTTGTGATTGTCTTATTTCTTTTTTAGAGCAATTTTCATTTGATTGATTTGATACCACATACATACCGCCTAATGCTATTAAAGGGATTGCTATTTCCATATTTATATATATAGAGTATTATATTTTTATTCACATATAATAATCTAAATCCACTTTTTCTAAAAGGGACCTTGTTGACAAGAGTTTGTTTGTTGACATGTTGTTGGCCCTGCGACATAACCACCTCTAATTAAATTGTAACTTGATGGTAAATAGTTCTTTGTTTCATTCACAACACAATCTCTCTTTGGCGTATAATAATCTTTTTCTAAAACTCTTGTACTCAAGTTATTTTGAAAAGGTATACATACATTCACTTGAGGGTTCAAGGGAGGATATTGCCAATCAACTTGTTCTAAATCACGATACCACCATGCTGGATTTGTTGCTCTGGATTGTTCAGTAAATAAGTTATTACATGTTGGATATTTAATAGCTTCATTTGGTACATTGTAACTTTTATAATTATCTTTTCCTAAACAATCTCTGCCTAGTTGTCTGTTAACACCTCTTAAATCGCTCTCTAAATTAATTGTATTGGTTCTTAAATTTCCTCCCCATTTTTGTACAATAATTTGCGGGTCTTCAATATAACAAGGATCAGCACCATTTCCAGGAACATTTAATATCCATCTACCTGGATCTGTAGACTGCTGTAATGCCTTTTTTGTTCTACAATCATCATATTTAAATCGTGTACTAGCCATTTTATATTTATATGATATATTTATTTAATAATTAATAATTTAAAAATTAAATACATAAATTATTAATGGAATTAGTATTGAATAAAAATAATGTACCAACTTTATGTCTAAATATGATTGTTAAAAATGAAAGTAAAATTATCACCCGATTGTTTGATTCTGTTTCTTCTATAATTGATTGTTATTGTATATGTGATACTGGTTCTACAGATAATACTGTGAGTTTAATTACCGAATATTTTGATAAAAAAGGCATTCC